CTTCCGTCTTCAAACCGCCGAAATTACCGAAGTCTTTGACATCGAAACTCATAGTGCAACCTTCCCCAGTGGGGTTGAGCCGAGCAATTCACTCGGTGATTCGTCGTATGTAGATGGTGTGAATGCACCAGTAGTCTGGACTCCCGTGAATACGGGTTGGTCTAACTAACAAGCCCCTCGATATAACGAGCGGCCTTGAGAAGAACGAGAGTGTTGTCTCTGAACTTACCCAATCCCATATTGCAATCTCCACAAAGAAGCCCTCTGACTTCTCCAGTTGAGTGGTTATGGTCAATGGCAAGAAACTTCACTTTTCCATTACGTGTTGCAGTTTCAGGTTTTCCGCAGAGTTTGCAGAGATGCTGCTGCACCTGAAGCATGTCATTGTATTGAACTGTCGTCAGTCCAAATCTTTTACAACCTGCTCGATGGTCCTTTGCTTTGGCCTTCTCAGGATTATCTGCATGCCATTTCTTATTGCGGAGTTTTACACACTCCTTACAATAACTGTAGATATCCCCGGTTTTCCATTTTCCGGGTTTGTCAAGTTTTCTTACGTAGAAACTTGACAGAGGCTTACTGAGGTTACACCGGGGGCACATTTTCATTTGGCTGAACCTGCGAAGGAGCCGACTGCTGTGGAGGGGCTGGAGGCCCCATGAGCATTGGAAGAAGTTCAGGAAGTCCAAGTTCCAGTGCCGTATTGACACTCTGTTGGGGCGAAATGTACTTCATGTGAAGAATCGCGTGAGCGTACATCTCGCGTTTACGGTTGTCGTCCCACGTGTCGAAATCTGCGCCCTTCATCTGCGAGCAGTGGGACTCGTAGTGGATGAAGTGGTTGTCAAACGGTAGTGGAGGAAGAACCATGACCGCGTTGGAGAGATTGATGTTCTCCAGTCGCGCCTTGTCTTCGTCCTCGCGGCTCTGTGCTTGGAACTCACCGATACCCTGAGCATCCAGCATCGAGAGCGCCTTGCGCTGAGACTCGGCCAGATTGTTCGGGTCCTGAATGATGCCAGCCGTCCACAGTTCGATAACCTGCTGTGTGCGGATGGCCGGAGAGTTGCTCAGTGCCGTGCCTGAGTAGACGATGATTTCTGCGTTCTCGTCGATATTGCTCTTCGAGAACTCGACTTCATCGGGAATGTGCGACTTGCCGCTGATGTTGACCAAGCGCGGGACCGTGTAGCCCTGCGCCATGATTTTCCGCGTCTTGTAGAACAGTTCCTCGAAGGAGCGTTCGTGGTTGCGGATGTCAGGAGCATGCACCGAGTCTACAACTTCCTGCTGGACGTTGAACTGGAAGCCCGATTGCGGGCCAGCACCAGTGCCAGTGGGAGCAACGGAAGGGAGGTTTGCTACCACATCCGCCTCCATGCGCAGGAGGTCAATAGCACGCCAGAGGTCGCCCGAAATCTGCGGAGGGGTGATGACCTTGGGCTCCATCACACCCGGAGGTGTGAGGACTTCGATGACTTCGCCAGCCTCATCTTTCCATGCACCGGCAGGCCACTTCGAGTAGGCCGAGACGATGATTTTCGGATGGATGCTCTTGGCGAGGTGGTTCTTCAGCTTGCGTCGGTAGTCGTTGTATTCGGTCTGGATGCCTGCCAACTGAGCCACCGTGCAGGTGGGCCAGAACTGACCGGCGAGTTCGATGTCGGTGAACTCCACGACCGGATACGGGTTGTTGAGTGTCTCGAATCCGTAGGGCAGCATGTCCTGATACTTCAGGAGCATGTTACCAGCGACCACAGCGTAAGCACCTTTGGGGTACTTGCCACACGGTCGAGCGAACCATTCCTTCACGATGACCATGTTGAGGTCACGGTCGGACTTGTCCTGCTGGCCAGAAATCGCACCATTGGCCGCTCGTGCAGACAAGGTAGCAATCTGCTTCTGGTACTGGAACATGTCAGTGCCAGTGGCATCGCCCTTGAGGTCCTGAATGCCGGGCACTTTGCCGTAGCGCAACTTCAGGGCTTCCAGTGGACGCGCACGTACGCGCATGATTTCTTCCTGCTGGCCGATACTCTTCACGGCGAGGTCAGGGACGAGCACTTCAAACGGCGAACCAACATCGTAGAACACGTCTCCGATGGGGGCCGTCAAAACGCCGTTCTTCAGTTCCGGAGGAAGTTGCTGACCGGACATCTGCAACTGCTGCATCACTTCAGGCGGGATGGGGACATTGCCGAGAGCAGAGTCATCCCAGTAAATCCAAATAAAGCCCTTGCCGGTCGTGAGTGCCCAGTCGAGCGTATCGACGTAGACCTTTTCGAGTTCTCGCTTCCGTGCGATGTACTCTAGCGCGAGCTTGGTGGCCCGAGCATTGAGCACGTCTTCCTTATCGTTGGTCGCCGGGACCACGAGCGGAATCGTGCGGTTCTTGAGAAACTTGGCCTTGCGCTGGCGAGTCTTCGGCAGCACGAGGTTGATGGACGGGACCGTCTTGTAGGTTGGAATCCGCTCCATCTCCAGTGTAGCGAGGGAGTCATTCCACCGGACGTTCTGCAAACCACGCAGCCGGGCTGCGTTGAGGAACCACTCGGCTTCCATCGGGCGCTTGAGACCGCGCCAGTTCTGGAACTTCTGGTTCACGTCCGAGATGATTTGCGCCGCGTTCGGCTGTGTGCTTCCGTCCGTGACCAAGGGCTTCGACGGTGTGGGCTTGGCCATGTTGGCCCCAGTCGCTTCCGGCGTCGGAGCATTCTCTGAGCGCGATTCGGGGACAAGAGACATCTAGGTCCTACTTCCGGTCATCCAACAGGCTGGCCATGTTGGGAAACAACTTGTGGGGGTCAACGCGCTCCCAGTTCTCCAGTCGCTCCGTGCGTTCCCGCTTCTCTTCCTCGGCGTACTCATCGGAGTCGCGCACCGTGGTGGTAGCGGGTAGAGTTGTGGAGCGAAATCCAGCTAACCAATCTTTAAGTAGATTGGATTGACTTTCAACAGCTTGGAGAAGCACAGTAAATGGTTTATTTGTAACTTCGGCTTTGATTTCTGCCATTCGCTCACGATGAGCAAAGTAGGCGGCAATGGGATTATACATCCTGATGCTCCATCAAATACTGGGCTGCTGTGACTAGAATAACTGGATTATCCTTAGCATAACCAAGGACAAGATTACAGGAATGACAAAGAAGTTTACGAATCTTCTTAGTCCGATGGCAGTGGTCTATCGCAAGTAACTTTGTAACTTGGCCTGTAGAACTTTTCCAAGTCTCGGGCTGTTTGCAGATAGCACAAACTCCACATTGAAGACTTAACATTTTCACGTAAGCTTCAGGACTGAGCCCAAATCGCTTGAGGTTGGCTTTCCGGTTGTACTGTTGTTTGGTTTCTATGCTTAACTTTTGTCTGTACTGCTTTGACCTAATATTAGCACAATTAGTGCAGTATGCAGCAGGTTTTAACTTTCCATTACGAATGCGGGTACCAAACTTTTCAAGCAGTTTTGTTTTCCTGCAAATTGGACAAGTCTTATCACCCACGAGTAGGGCTCCGATATTCGGTGGCGTGAAAGCCTCTGCCCTTGAAGTGGGCACGGCCGGGGTTGGAAATCAGTTTGACCATCGGCACTTTGCAGACTTCGCATTCGGGTGCGGGCGTCTGAAACGATGTGACGATGGCTTCTTTCTGACCTTCACACTGGGGACACTCGTATTCATACAGAGGCATTTACCACTCTCCATCCTGTGCATGTCCACGACGAATCGTGCTCATGCAGCGGTCGAAATCCGAAGGTTCCTTCTGAGCTTCCACCTGCAAGATGACTGAGTGCATCCAGATGGCTTTGAACGATGCGAGTGCTACCACGGTGGCCATGTCGTCATGCTTGCCCTGTGGAGCGGAAATCTGAATCCCGCCGCCCGGCATGTTACGCCGTTCCAGTTGGATGAGTTCGTTCGCCGTCGATTTGGCTTCGGGCGTTTTGTCCGGGTCCAGTAGCACCAGTTTTTGCTGATTCACCAGTGCCAGAAGGTTACCGTAAATCTTCGCCTTCGAGCGGGCCGTGAAATCGACAGGTTCGACGTTCATTCCGAGGTCCAGCATCAAGTGCTGAATGGACTCCAACTGGTACTGGTCGGAATACAGCGTCAGGATGCCGTAGGTGCGGCAGATGCCTGCGATTTCCGACAGAATCAGTGTGGGATTCAACTTCTGGCCCTTGATGGGCGTCCAACGCTTGAGCAAGTCGATGACGATGTTGTTGTCGGTGTCTTTGTGCGCAACGGCAAACGCAAACGAGTCGCGTCTGAACGCCGGGTCCATTGCGGCGACATAACTGGGGCGAATCGGACCCTTCAGGATGGGGTCTCGTCGTCCCACGCCTGCACCCTTAGCCAGTGCCATATCAAGTAGAGCACGGTTGAAGAAGCCACTGACAGAATCAGGAAAAACGCACAGACTTTCGCGGCTAAACGCATCAGGGTCTTTTTCTTTCTCGTCCTGAAGTGTTTCACGGGCCAAATCCTTGCCAAGGAGCTTGTCCAGTGAGCCGAAGCTCGCCGTGGTGCCAAACGCGACCATCGTGAGTCGAAACGGGCGGCGATTTTCCGGCTTGAGTCGCTTACCCTGTGTGCCTGCGCGATGATTCTTGTAGAGCAATCCTTCTTTGGACCACGGTGACGAAATCCCGATGAGTTTCCGGTTGGGAAACTGCATCTGTGAGTACGTTACGGCGCGGACAATTTCATAATCCGGATTGGCAGCTTCGGGGTCGCTATAAAAAAAAGCAACCTCATCAATAGATACAACGGGGACGGCAATACCGCGCTGAGCTTTCAGATTTGGAGGACTTGGGAGAATGGTGATACCATTCTTCAACTCAATGCCTCCCGTTGCCGTGTCGTTCTTGATTTCATTCGCAAGGAGTGGTGACGAGTTGATAATCTCGCGCACAAACGGCATATTCTTCTGTGCCAACCCAAGTGAGTGGGCAATCAGATAGATAATGCAGGTTTGATTAGGTTTGATGTAATTCTCGTGTCCTCCAAGGAGTGCCTCATAGACAATCGAAAAACACATCACGTGTGAGGTCTTACCTGCGCGGCGTCCAATACATCCCCAAAACTCTCGGTACTCCATTGGGGTATAAGGAATCGGTGTGACCTCAGTCACATATCCAAGTTCATCCCACGTACAAGATTCTTGGAGGATGGCCCATCCATCGAGTTCCGAAAAGCCAGTAAGTGGATTTTTCTTAGAAGAAAGTGGCAGTCCATAGAATACTTTGAGGCAAACCTGCTGGAGTTGTGTCAATCCCTTCCAAGCAGTCCCCAGTAACTGTTCGTCACCGATGGCTTCACCAAATGGTACTCGTTCCATGTTTGTGTCTCTCCAAGTACCAAGCCGCTGCTGTGAGTAGTGAAGGGTTTTCTTTGAACAGCCCGAGTCCGCGATTGCAATTACCACACAACAGGTCACGAACCTGCAACGTTTGATGATTGTGGTCTACATGGAGGGCTCCGACCTGTCCAGATTGAACATTGAGCGAAGTTTCGGGTTTTCCGCAGATAGCACAGAGTCCATTTTGTCTCTGTTCCATCTCATCTCGTATTTCTGGAGTGAGTCCGAACCGTTTAAGGTCAGCTTTGCGAGTTTTGGTGATAAACTTTTCTGGATTTGCTGCGTATTCAGTCTTGCGTTTGGCTTTTTCGCAGCTTTTGCAGTAGGGCTGATGTCCATCAGGCCGCTGGAGCGACTTACAAGTGTAGAAATCCTTATAAGATTTGGCTTCTTTACAGCAGCTACAAGTTTTCATCCAGAACTCCTCTAAACCATTCTCTGGTCAACTTTGTTGAAGTCGCCGGAACGCAACTTGGTCATGATGACCTGTTTCACGGCGAACAGTGCGTTCGATTCCGTTGTCCCAGTGGCCGAGAGAGCCGCTTCCTGCCCACGTACGTGGGCTTTGAAACTGCCGTCAGCTTGCTTCTTCACTTCGATGGGCATCGCCATGTTGCCAAGCGTGTCCCGTCCGTGCGAGATGCGCCGCGTTGAAAGAACTTTGATGTCATCTGACATGTTACAGCCCACTTCCTTCGGTTTCCTGTACGATGCCTGCATCTGCCAGTGCAGCGGCGGCATCTGCGGTGGCTCGGGCCGAAATGCCCTTGAGGATTTCGCTGACCTGAGCATCATCCACAGGCCCATGTGCGAGGTGGAGAATCTGTACGAGTTTCTTCCCGGCATCCACGCCCGTCTTCACGAGCGCCGTGCCGAGGTTGACCCATGCGAGAATCTGTTCCGGTGAGAGATTCGTAGCAGCCATTACTTGAGTCCCTGCACCTTCTGAACAAGCACGAGCGACTGGTCGAGTGCCGCAATGACCGCTGCGATTTTCTTGTTGCCTGCAAGCGGGGCGAGTTCGACTTTGATGAGATGTACCGTAGAGACCAACTGGTCCAGTGTGGGCCGGGCTTCAATGGGCGTCCACTGTGTGAACGCATCCGATGATGCAGCGACCTGTTTGAAGTACGCGGCGAACAGTCGAGCCAGCGCCTGATGTTTCTCGTCAGAAAGGCCGAGTTGGTGGGCTTCCAGCGTGCAGTTCGTCAGAACTGCCGAGTTGGCCACAGTGGAATCGCACACGTTCCGTTCGAGAAAGCGTGCCGTCTCAACAGAGAACAACGCGGTGTCGAGCGTCACAGCAGCCTGCTGCCGAATCGACATCGAAGCACAGCCGAGCGTGAGGACAAGTGCAACGAGAGCAAAGAGCTTTTTCATGTTAGATGCCTTTGTGCAAGTTTTCATATACCAAGCTGAGGCTGCTGCCTCATCATGTTTGAAACGAGCGCCTTAGTTCTCGCGTTCACCGTCTCCGTCAGGGTCAGGTAGGTCTTGACCTGATGCCGGAGGGGCGTCAAGTTCTTCGAGGCTCTCCACTGCCACTGAGTTGAGGTCTTCGACAACTGGCGTTTCTCCCGGCGCGTCATGAGGTGGGAGTAGTTTTGGTTCAGTGCTTGGAACGTCTTCGACCTTAACGCCGCCCTTGTCGTCGTCCTTGTTTCGTTGGCCATTGTCCCTCTTGGAATCGATATAGGCGCGCAGGCCCAAGTTCTGTTCGTGGGCCTTCTGCGACTGAAACCTGTCACCGAGCTTGACTACGATGTCGAGAACGTGCTTGGCAACATACTCGCTGCCGTCGTTGAGCTTGTCACGGTAGACCTTGAGGGCCTTCTGCGCGAGTTCGGTGATGATGTCGTTTTCGACATTGGCCATGAAGCCGTTCCGAATCGCCCATGTGACATCGCGGTCAACGGTGTCCTTCGAGACATTGAACTTTGCGGCAATTTCCTTGATAGCCACTCCGGAGACCCGGAGGGCGACAAACTGCATAGCCCTGATTTTTCGTAGCTCCGGGTCCCTCAGTCGGTGGTCTTCAGCCAAGTGAACCTCGGGCAGGAGTCCATTGGACTCGGGAAGGTGGGGAACGAGAGTCCAGTGGGCACCGGACACAGAGGACGTTGGGTATGCCTCGTGGAGCAGGTCGCTCTCGTTCGTGTGTTGTACAAAAGGGTAAGGGTCACCGGCTGCTGTCGTGTTGTACAACAACTCAACCGAGGCGGAATTGGTGGTAGGTACGTGTTTGAGCCCTTTGATGATTAGACGTAGCTGCGGAGGAAAAGTTCCAATAAGGATTTATTTATTTTCGGTTAGGGCTCACCTCAATCTATGGGAACTTTTTAGCCGCTGGACTCGTCTAAACGGGAGTGCAGTGTTAACGGAACGGACGTGACGCCAGAAGTCTGCCCCGAGAACCTCGTGACCGGGGTTGAAATGGCTCAAAGTCACGAAATGTTGTACACGAGCGACGCTTGAATCAGCCCTGAGTCAATAGTCCTCGGGGCCATTGGACGCGGTAACTGGTATAGAATGAGCACTTTAGGCCCCGCAGGGGCCTTTTCTTTTGTCCCAGTGAATGTTGTACAAAAGTCTAACAGCCCTCCCGGGTCTACTTCAAGCGTCGTCCAGTGGCTTTTTGTACAACAGCGGGCTCCGCTCGGGGCTTTCGCCCCTCGTCTCGCCCGGCAAATGGCTGTTGTACACCGTTTTGCCCAGTGGTCCTCGTTGCCACTGGTAACGATAACCATTAGATAAGGAAGGACTTAGGGTCCAATGGGTGTTCAAACTTGGTGCTTCTTCAGGTATTTGACTGCCGCGAGCATGTTTTCCACCGAATCGTTGAATCCACCGAGTCCCGTATTGCAACCCCCACAGAGTAACTGGCGTACTTTGTTCGTCTTATGACAGTGGTCCACTTCAGGAAATCTCTCACTAGAGCCACAAATTGCACATTTATTTCCCTGAGTGACCAACATCAACTCAAAATCAGCGGGGGCCAAGTTGTATTCGTCCCGTAGTCGCTTCATTCGGTTGCGCTCCGCAAGTAGCTTCTTCCGCTCGGGGGGCAAACTCAGGTAGTACAACTTTTGAGCCGCCCTCGCGCACCCAATGCACTCATCTTTGTACCCATCGGGAGTCTTTTTGTTTTTGTTGAAATTGACCAAACCCCTATCCTGCTTGCATTTATAGCAGTATTTCAACCGCACACCATCCGTATTCGTGATAATTGCCATATCGCCTCCAGAAGATTAGACGAGTATTCCCCCTAAAAAGTTCCCTAAAGCGGGGGACTAATGTGAAAAGTTGCCAAAAAATAGCGACCTGCATTGAACCGTATCATGCCACCGGGGCTAGCTCGGGGGGATACCCCCGGCCGGGTCCATTGGTTGCTCGTCGTGTACACCCGGGGAGTATGGGGGTGGGGACCATTGGTTGCTCGTTGCTCGTTGTGTACAACGCGATAGCCACGGACGAAGTGGGTAGGCAGCTAGGCAGCGGTGGACTGCCAAGGGGCCATTGGAGCGTGTACAACGGGGGCACCAAGTCCAGTGGCACTCAAAGAAATAGTTTTGACTCTTCAAAAAATAGCTTCGAGGGCCAATAACTTGAGTCAATGGCACTCAGGTCCAGTGGCTCCGGGGTCCAATGGCCCCGGGTGGGACTGGCCCCTCAAGGTCACTGGGGGCGCTAGGGCGTGCGCTGCACGGTTTAGGCGGGTAGGCCCCTCGCTCGTGACCGTTTGCCCCGGGTGAGCGATTCGTGTAAAACTTACACTGGCGTGGTCCATTGGCCCTCGTAGCCCGGGTCCGCGACTACTAATAAGGATAGAGGCCCTTGTGCTCTCGGCACGCCGCAGGCTATCGCACCGTCAGTGAACGGCGCGGCGTCAGTGTCCTGCGTCTCAAGGACGCCAAAGAGCTTGTGACGGTGCAGCCCGATGGCACCGTGGGCCCGGGAACCTTTTCTGTGGTACACTCGTCTAACCAGTCATGACCACGAAGCAAACGGCCACTCAGATAGATCGCTACATCGCGCAGATACGGCGCAATGCGAGCACGCGCGTCCACCCATCGAACTATCAGGCGCTTGAGCGCTTGAGCCATCAGGCTGGCGTCGAACTGCGCCGAATCGCCCGGAAGGCAGCTGCTGCACGCGGGTGGTAGTGGCCGCACGCGGGCGTATGCTCAGGGCCACTGGCCCGGGGGACCCAATGGACATCGCACGTTTCATCATCGACGCCCGCGTCAGCGGTGGATTGACTCGGGACCTTTTTGGCCGGTCACCTCTGGCGGGCTTCATGGTCTCGGCACACAAGGGCTTTGAACTACAGCGCCCGGTGTTGACCGATACGAACGTGCGCGAATGGTTGACGCGGGCGTGGCCCGTGTTGAACGTCCCCGGGCGCTACGTCGGGGCGTGGTTTGACAAGGCTGTGGGCACGTGGTTCCTTGACATTGCAACGAACGTGCCCAACGAACAGGACGCAATTGCCCTTGCCCGTGAGCACGGCCAATTGGCCTACTGGAACATCGCAAAGGCCGAATCCGTCTATCTTTCCGAGGTAACACCGTGACACAAGTTGAGTTCTTTTCCGATGGCCAGTCACACCGCGTAGTGGTCACAGACCGCGACCTTGACGGTTACGTGGCCCACTGCCGCAAGGCGGGCGCTACGCTCATTCGTCTGCGCGAATACGCCGCAGACAGACGTGAGGCCGTTGGTATCGCGTGGCTTGCTCGCTAGGCGGTGGAACTTTTTCCCGTTGTACACGTCTAACCTACTGAGGTTAACATGACGCGCAAAGATTACGTAGTGCTCGCACAAGTGCTGAAGGATGCAAAGCCGGGAACCGGGCCGGGACTTTCCGAGGTCGAGTATCAGGCCCAAGTCTCACAGTGGCAGTGGACCGCGAGTCTTTTGGCCGTGGCCTTGCAGCGTGACAATCCCCGGTTCAACCGCGACACGTTCAACGCGGCTGCGGGGGTGGCGTAATGGCCAGCTTTCCCGTGGCCTACGGCGACATGCGCCCGGAGGGCAACCACGACGCACACAGACCAGAGCGCCTCGCGGGCTTGTGGTTCCGCGAGCCCGTCAAGGACGGACCCCGCGTCGATGTCGATGGCTACGGCCTGAGAGACGGCGGTTACGCGGTCTTCATGCACGTCGTAGCAGGTGGACGCCACAGCTATCATTTCGTGCGGCGGGTTCCGACCTTCAAGGGTCTGGAGCGTGTCATCGGCCGATTCGGCACATTGGTGCAGGCCAACACCGTCACATGGCGAACCGACTACACGGCACCGGCTATCTATCGGGACCTTGTGCCCGACTACCGGGGCGATTGAACAAACGCCCAAGGGCAAACGTCTAACCAATCTGAGGGACCAATGGCCAAACGCGCAGACGTAAACGTGTTCGATGACGGTGGTTCGATGGTTCTCTTGCGCACGGTGACACGCCGCGCTTGCCAGTGGGCACGGCTGCACCTGCCAGAAGACGCTCCCATGTTGGGCACGTGCTATGCCATCGACCGCCGTTACGTGGGAGACATCGTGGACGGCATGAAAGCCGAGGGCCTGACCCTGTGGCTATCATGAGACCACAGCCACCACAGGCCGAGTATGCCCAGTCTAGCGAGCCCATTGCATCGGCACGCTATCGCAAGCTCCAGAAGACCGGAGACTGGGGTATCGCGGGCGAGATGGTTGTGCCCGGGGTGCAGCCGCACGAGGGCATGCTCTGCGTTGTCGAAAAGCGCAGCGGGCAGTGTGACCTTGTGACCGTGGCCAGCATCATTTGGGCCGATGGCGCGGGCAACTTTTCGGCAACGGTGGCCATGCGCCAGAAGGACATTGCATAGGCGGCGGAACTTTTGTACAAGCTCCAACGTCTAACAGTCCGAGGTATCCAATGAGCGAACACGAAAACGAACTTCAGTCCTGTGTCATCATCGTGCCCCGTGGCACCCGGGTGAAACCGACGCATGACACCGCGTTCATCACGACGGTGGAAGTGCAGACCGAGGGTGTGCTGGCCCCGGTGCGCACACAGACCAATCGGCACCTGTTGGCCTACTGCCACAATGCCGCATGCGTCAAGGACCAGCGCGAACAGAATAACGGCAAAATCCACGGCCTGCGCGGGCATGGCAAGGGCTGGACCGAGTGGCCCCTGCCGACGTGCAGCCGATGCGGCACACAGTGGACGTGGGCCGGTGAGGGCGAAGGCGTCAAGGGCATCTTCGAGCCAAGCGAAGCGGGCGAGCAGGGCGAACCCAAGGAAGAGGGGGTGTAGAGTGGCCTTCATACTCATACTCCTGTTCACGCTCGTCGTCATCGTGCCAGTGTTCAACGTGGTAGTTGGGCTATTCGTCGCCTGCTGGGAAGGTGAATCGGAAGCTGACCGTATCGCCAAGATGCCCACCGACACGATGGAGCAATTGAAAGCCTACCAAGCCGCCCGTCGCGCGCATGAGTGCCGTCTGCATCAGGAACTTTCTCAGTAACCCCAACGTCTAACTGTTTGGAGACACGAGACATGGACGGGACGAAACTCACGGTGGAAGAACTTGTCAAGGGGTGCGTGGCACTCGGCTACGAGGAATCGTGGGCCAAGCGCATGCCAACGGCCTACCTGCGCCGGGTGGTGACCGAGGGCAAGCGGAAGGGTGAGGGCGAAGTGCCCAAGATGCCCCCCAAGGTCGAGCCCAAGGACGACCGCCCCCGGGTCGAGGTCACCGTCGATGACGAAGTGGCCGCGAGGCTCGCAGACAAGGTGGCACCGGCCGTGCAGACCCTCATCGAGCCCGGCCTACTGCGCAAGGCCGAGGCCCTCAGTGCCCTTGTCACCAAGAACGTCATCGAACAGTGGGCCAAAGAGAACATCCTTGTGATTCCCGCCAAGAACGGTGGCGAACCCAAGACCGAAAACCTCGGATTCCTGCACGAGGCGTGGCAGGATGCGTGGGCCAACGTCGAGGCCGATATCCCGGTGTATGTCCACGGGCCAGCCGGGTCAGGCAAAACGACTGCCGCTGCGCAATTGGCCAAAGCAATGGGCGCAAGCCTTGGCCGCGATGACTACCAGTCACACATGCAGTCATTCTGCGCGGCAACCCAATTGCACGAATTGATTGGGTTTATCGACGCCAGCGGACGCTACCATCCTACGGAGTTCCGCAAGGCATGGGAACAGGGCGGATTGTGGCTCGGTGACGAGGCCGATGCAGCGCCGGAACTGACGGTCTACCTGAACGCCGCACTGGCGAACAATGTCTGTGTCTTTCCCGACAAGACGCTGAAGCGCCACCCGGACACCCGCATTGTGACAGCGGGCAACACCACGGGCCTTGGGGCCACGGCCGAATACACTTCGCGCCAGCGTCAGGACGCAGCCACGTTGGACCGATTCGCCTTCGTGCCGTGGGGCTACGACGAAAAGCTCGAACTGATGGCCGCAGGGGTGGACCAGACCAAGTGGGTCAAGCATGTGCAGGCCCTGCGCAAGGCCCTGAAGACCTTGGGCCAGTCGGCACCGGATATCCGCATCACTCCCCGGGCGAGTATCTACGGCGCGACACGACTGCGCCAGAAGCCCGAGACCAAGTTCGAGACACTCGAACAGCAGTTCATCTGGAAGGGCGCGAGCGACGACGACATCATGAAGGTCAGGCGCGCAGTCAAGTAACACAACGGGCCGGGGGAACTTTCCCCCGGTCTTTCACGTCCAACACAACATGGCACTCAACAGACTGCAAACCAGCGCCGACATCTTGCGCGAGGCCATCACAACGAACAAGGCCACGAACGATGTCATCATCCGGTGTGGTCCGGACACCCGGGACATCGAGGCGTTTGGCAAGAACACGGCCATCACGTGGAAGTCCGAGCGAGCGAGCCATCGGACAGAGCGTAGCGGGTGGGCCGGGTCTCCGAGTTACGAGCAGGCGGTGGAGTGGCTGCGGTATGGCTGGCCTGAAGGCACGGCACAGGCGGCGAAGCTCGCAGCCAAGCTGGCAGTCAAGCTGCCTCATGGTTTGAAGGTCAAAACCCGCTACCGCCCGTCAGTCGCGCCCGTGGGCTCGACCGTGGTCAACGTCCCGGCCGTCGTGCAGGGCACGCCGTGCGGATTCATTGGGAACTTCAAGACCCATCAGCGCGTCGAGGGCCACAGAATCCTTCGGGTAGCCGTCAACGTCACAACGTCATCGGCCATCGAGCCCGAAACCATCATGAATCGTGGAGCGGCGATTATGGCCCTCATGACGACGCTGGAACGCATGCGCATGACTATCGACCTAACGACGTTCTTCTGTGTGCGGGGGAACGTGCCGCAGTATGGCGGGGGCGGTGGTGGGCTTTTCGGCCAGTACTACTTCGACCCGGACCCCAAGAAGATGGCTGAAGACCGCCGTAAGCGTGCGGAGTGGGCCAAGCAATACGCCGGGTTCAAGCCGACACATGCTCTGTGCCTGTGGAACTGCAAGCCAGCGGGCATGAGCACCAATCCGGACCAGATTGCTTTCGCCTTGGTCAACCCGAGCAGCCAGCGCCGTATCGCGTTTGCGCAATTGGAACACGCGCCCTTTACGCCGTCGCAGTTCTATCACGGCTACGGCTATCCGGTGCCCCTCAAGCGTGCGTATCCCGACGAGCTCAAAAAGTTCGACATCGTGTTGGACAGCGATGCCTACGATTCCGGGCATTGGGACAGCGAGGAAACCATGCTGCGGTGGATAAAGAATCAGCTAAAGGCGCAGGGTATCAACGTCGATGATGCCAGTAGACTTGAGTAACCAGTGGCCCCGGGGAACATTTCACAGCCGGTGCGCGTCTAACCCCATATGACCATCGAGCAGACGCTACTGACCGTCGTCAAGGTGCCCAAGCAGGGCATCGAGGTCTGGAAGGTTCGGGGCTTCAGTGGCCGCGTGGACTACGAGCAGGGCAAGTTGTTGTACACTGTGCCCGAGTTGGAGCAGTTCGATTCCGTGGAAGATGGCCAGCGTGCCGTGGCCGTGTGGCTGCACGAGGCCGGTCACACCCATCAGCGGTGGGCCAGCAACGAGCGTGATGCCTACGGCAGGAACCCGATCCCCCGCGAAGTCGAGGCGTGGCAATTCGCCATCGCATTCGCCAAGCAATTGCACCTGCGGTGGACCGCGCCGATGCACCAGCGCCTTGTTGAGGGCTTAGAGGACTATCTCGCCCTTCAGCCAACCGAGAGCAACCATCTGCGGGTCGAGTCAGTCATTTCTTTGAGCGCTATCGAGGTCGCCACCAGTGCTCAGTAGCACCCGCAAGTGGTGGAACCTTCCCCGGGCCAGTAGCGTCTAAGAGGTTATATGAGTTTGCGCACTCGACGCTACGCCTACGTGCTTGCCTACTTCAACGTGGACGGCTACTTGTCGTTCCATTCGACCAAGGTAGTAGCCCGAGGTCAGACCGAGGCTTACGACAAGGGCCACAAGTGGGCAGTCAGGCGCAAGCTGCTTCCGTTGACGGGCGGGAACAAATACGGCAACGACTACGTAATTGCTATCTAGGAGAACACATGGACAAGCTCAAAGAAGCGCTCAGAACGATGCAGGCGGAAATCTCCGGTCTCTTGGCTGTCGCGGACCCGGGCTCGCACAAGGCGGCGATTGCCGCGGACCTGATGGCCTGTGTGCAGTTGATTGCGCAGCAGACCAAGAAGCTCGAAAAGCTCGACCAGTTGGACGCGGACAAGTAGCCCGTGGTGAACTTTCTGGCCGGAATCATCGAGTCAGCGCCAGTCGAGCAGTAACCAGTAGACCCCATAGCAGTTGGTGTACACACGCGGAAGGTTGTACACTGACCACGCGATGACCGGGGCCACAGCGGTGGAACATTTCACCGCTGTGTTACGTCTAATGGGTGGGAGGCGTCCAGTGGCTCAGAATCTCGTGCTCAGAACCTTCGTCCTTGTAGGTCCGTCAGTGGCCGTTGAAGCCGTGGTGGAAGAGCTACGTGCGCAGGCGAGTGAGTTCCAAGACGTAACAGGTGAGCAGCCCCCCGTGATGGTCTACGAGCAGACCCGGGTGGGCGTGGACTCCGTGATTCGTGCCGACGTGTACAAATTGAACCGCTTGGCCTAGCGGGAACCTTTCAGCCTCCAGTCGCGTCTAACCCTTTGGAGCGTGACATGGACAAGCCAACCGGGTATTCGGTGCAGACGCGAGTGGGCCACGTAGTGGTGGTGCAGAACGAGTTCCTCGCACGGGAAATCGCCCGCCGCGAAGGCACGGCGCAGATTCTCCGACTGAGCGACAACAGTTTCATCGAGGTCTAACACGGTGGACATCACGAAGCTCAAGAACCTCCGGCCGGTCCTGCACGATGAGGACATCAGCGAGCTAACGCTTCAAAGGGCTATGGGTCGCTTTGCAGAGTTAGGTGGCACTGGGGCCACAGCAGAGATGAAGCGCGAAGTCATCAACGCCGTGATGCTGTTCAACGAGGAACATCAGCAGCTTCACGACGGGCTCGAAGGCAGTGGGGGCGAGGCTGAGGGAGAACCAGATGGCGAACTCGAAATTGAGCTTCAGCCTGACCCCCAAGGCGACATCGAAGCCCCCCAAGGTGCTCCGCGTCCCGGTGATGGCGAGCCCGGTGACTCAGGTGAGACCGGCAACAAGCCGGGAGATACGCCCGGCAGTGGCGAGGGCGATGAAGAGGGCTCGGAAGACGGCGAAGAGCCTTCAGAGCAGGACCAGAAGGACGCGCAAGACATGTTGAGCAAAGACGAAGCCCGCGAGCAGTACAACGACGAGCAGCCCAGCGAGGAAGACATCCAGAAGGCCCTCGAAGACTTCCGCCAGAAGCAGCACGAGAAGGCCCAACAGAATGGGCTTGAGAAGCAGCGTCAGCAGAAGCGTGACAACGAGCAGCAGGGTGGTGAACAGCAGGAGCAGGACCCACAGGAACCGCCGCCTCCACCGTTCGACCGGGGCGAGGTCGTCTTCTTGGACGAGAACATCGAGTGGCCCTATTTGGTCATCAAGGTGGACGACTTGAAGGCCGTAATGGCAGCAGTGCGCAACGGCGAAATCACGGAGTACGATACGCTGTCTGTCCGATTGGGTGACGAGCAGCCCGGGGGTATCACGTGGGCACCGACCAAGCGCCTGAAGAAATCCTGACACCTGCGGTGGACCAGTCTACCGGAGTCTCTAAGCTCGACGTGGCGCGAGAAGCGCCCGAAGATGCAGTGTGTGTACACTGCAAACGCACGAAAGAGTACCACGGCAAGATGGGATTCAGTTGCCTCCCGCCGTTGTACACAATGTTCTTGGCAACGAAGGAGCCAGTGTCATGAAGTTTCTGTTGGGTCTCGGTCTCGTTGGATTGCTCATCCTCAGCGTCGTGCTGGTGTTCATTGGCCCCATCCTGTCGATTTGGGCGGTCAACACGCTGTTCGGTCTCGCCATTCCGTTTACGGTGAAGACGTGGTTCGCGGCGTTCGTGCTTGGGCTCGTGGTGCGTCCCTCGGTCACCGTGAAGAAGGACTAGTCGGTGTTCACACCGGCCGACTACATCATCGTGGCGCTCTTGCTCCTGTGCCTACGTAACGGGATGCCGGAGAAGCGCATCGCGCAGATTGCCAAGCGCATGCACGCCGAGGGATACTTGGAGCAGCACAACACCGGTGCCCGGAAGCTGCCCGACGACGACGTGCAGTCGTTGGTCATGACGCGCAACATGACCTATCTGATGCAGGCGTGGCATAGGCTGGTGGACCCCCTTCTAGTGGGTGGCGCTATCTGGCTGTTGTACATGTCGCACTTCTGGCAGTAGGGAACAAAGAGACGAGCAGGTTCGTCTAATCAAGGCAGTGGTGACAGCGGGTCCTCGGTGAGTGGCCGTAGGATACAAAGAAGAAGTCCCCCGGCGACCCCTATATGCGGTTTCCGAGGCGTCCACCCCCTCTCACTCTTTAGGAGCTTTGGCATGCGCGAGTGGCATATCGGCAAGGACGTAAGCTCCAGTGGCATCGCAGCGATTGCGTCGGTGTTCAAGTTGGGTGCAGGCGATGTCGTGCCGACCGAAGACACCAACCTCATCCTGACCGACCACGGCATGCAGAAGCTGATGGCCCGACCAGCCGGTGTGGGGCTCGTGACTACGCTGGCCCACATGCCCAAGCGTGAACTGGCCGAGGCATGGGTCGCGTTCAACCCGGAGCGTAAGTTCCGCGATGCCAGTGGATGCAACCAGACACAGATATTGGCCGCAGCCGCCTTTGAGACGGTGATGGCCAGATTTATCAAGTTCGAGTGTGAAGCCGGTCAGCCCATCCCGGGAACCGAAAGCGACGACGAGTAGGAGACAGCATGAGCAACGAGAAGTATCTCGACCAGATGGAGAGCAAGTTCTACCAGCGTGAGTCACTGAAGGCGGGGCCGCGTATCACGAACGAACTGTTGGACATCGGCCTCAAGTCTCATGACCCCATCGCGGCCATTGGCCTGTTCGATGCCTTCGTCATCCTCATGACGGCCAACGGTGTCTCGCCCGACGACATCAGGGAGTTCGTCGGCTCGAAGGACGTGAACGCACGCATCAGCCTCATCGCGGCGGTGTCCAACGGCGACCGTTTCGCAGCCGACATCCTTGCGAAGGGTCTCGGCATGGACAGACAGTCCGAGCAGCAGGGGCGTTCGGCGGGTGGTCCTGCCATTCTCCAGTTGCTGGCGCAGATGTCTGCGGCTCAGTCCCGTCAGGACCTGACCCCGGCCGGTCTCGGCGCACTCATCGGCGGGACCATCCCGCTTGGTGCCGGTCTGCGTCCGCAGCCGCTCCGCTCCACCGCGCACGCGCCGACGTGCCAGCCCGATGGCGACGGCGGTGCCACCTTCGCGGAAACCCTCGACAGGGACGCCTACGAGACGAACGTCGAGTAAGTGCAAAAGAGAATGGGGCGACCGTGGACTGACCTGAAAGGGTTGGTCTTCGGCCGTTTCAAAGTCCTACGCAGAGTCAAAGGATATACACGGCCTTCAAAATGGCATTGTAGGTGTCTTGGCTGTGGGTGTAGACGCATTGTCATTCACCAGAATCTGAAGAAGAACAAACACGGCTGTCTTCAATGTCTTTGGAAATGGCAGAAGACAGCACCCGTACGTGGGGCGAAGCACCCCATGTGGAGGGGAGGGAAGACAAAAACTAGTGACGGATATGTTCTAATCTATCTACCGGGCCATCCGAAGAATCTTGAATTGTTTGTACATCACCCATTTGGGCAGCGTCCACGAGATTTATTGCGGTGGGCGGAAACAATCAGGAGACGGTATGGCAGAGGAGCATAAACAGAAAAACCCGTTTACCTTTGTCAGGGGTGACCTCTACTTGAGGTTGCCTCGGGACCCGCAGCCGTGGCTTGTACACAAATTGGTCCCCTCCGGTGGTGTGATGGCGATTGGTGGAGCACCAAAAACGGGTAAGTCCTTCACAGCCCTTGGGATGGCCGTTGCAATTGCCAATCCGAAAATTGCTACGTTTTGGGACCAGCCAGTTGTCAAACACGGGCCGGTGCTCTACTTACAGGTGGATACGCCACGTGAAGAGTGGGCGGGGCGTATTGACCGCATTCGGCAGCTTGGTATCGATGACGTGTACTGGACCGATGCAAATCTGGTCCCGTATCCGTTGACAGTCACAGACCCGGCCATCAAGTTCCATCTGCACGAGAAGATTAAGGAACTGAAGCCGGTAATGGTCGTGATAGATACGCTGCGCGAAGTACACAACGAAGACGAGAACGACGCTACGGCAATGAAGCAAGTCATTCAGGGCTTGGTCGAAGTGACTAAGGGAACCGGAACGACACTTCTGTTGGTGGCGCACACAAGGAAAGAGGGCCAGAAGAAAAGGGGCGAGCAATACGATGATGACCCCATTGGGGACCTTCGTGGCTCGAACTACATTGCGGGCCGGTGTGACGTGGTGAGCAAGCAGACCGCAGACCGGCGATTCGTGTGTGTGGGGCGCTCAATCGGCGGGAAGACGTTCTACCTTGAACAGGAGCCCGCGACCCTGTTGTGGAAGTTGAGAGACCGCAGTCAGGAGATTGCAGCGGCCCTGAAGTACGTGATGACGGCCCCCGAACTGATGGACAAAGGCGGCGATGAACAAAAGACCTTCGCCAACCGCTTGTCTATGCTTATGGCTCAGACCGGAATTGAAGAAGCCCGATGTCGTGAGTTGATTGCAGGCTGGAATGGTTAGGGAACAAATATCGCAGGAGAAACGTCTAAAGCGAGGGGAGTAGTGATGAACGCCAACCGAATCGACAAGACCGGGAAATGGCTCGTCTTCATTCTTGTGCTGTGGTTTCTGTTCACCCTGACCACGCGGGCCGAAGCACAGATGACCACGGGGGACAAGATTCAGTCAGTAACATTCGCCGCGCTACAGGCGGCAGACTTTCGCACCACGCGGGTTGTCGTGGGGCGTAACGGGGGCACCGAAAGCAACGCAGCAATGCGAGGCATTGTAGGGCATCCCGTTCCTTTCGCAGTGGTCAAGGGCTCAGTGGCCCTGAGTGCGACCCTCGTGCTCAGGCACTTGAGGCCCAAGCACCCCAAGCTCGCACAGTGGGCATGGGTGGGATTGAACCTTGGACAGGGTTTCGTCGTCTATCATAACTGGAGGCAAGTGTGCAAAAAGTGATGACCGTCGAACGGGCTCATGAGTTGTACACCAAGTTGGCACCCTTTCTGCGTAAAGTGTTGCCCACGCATCAGATTCGGTGGGCACCTTCCGTGGCTGCGAGCGTGTCGGTGAGTTTCAGGGAGTTCCTTGGGTTCTATGGAATCGATGCTCGTGGATAAAGGCGCGTATCCCATGGTCTACTTCTGCCAGCGGTGGGGGCTCGTGTGAGCACGACATTTGTTGTTGCAGACACGCACTTTCATCACAAGGCTACGCTCAAGCCTGACCACTGTGCCCGTCCCTTCGCCAGCGTCGAAGAGATGAATGAGCGCTTGGTCGCGTTGTGGAATGCCACAGTCAAGCCTAATGACACCGTATACCACTTGGGTGACGTGGCCATGTGGCGACCGGAGCAGTTGCAAATCGTGCAGCGGCTCAACGGGGCGAAGATTCTCATTCCCGGGAACCATGACCCGTGGCAGGCGTCTACCTTCGTAGCAGCGGGCTTTCGGGACGTGTTGGGCATGAAGGAGTTCGGGGGCGATGGCAAGGGCCGGGGTGAGTTGCTCTTGACCCACATTCCCGTACATCCAATGTCATTGCGTCATCCGGGGGGATGGGAGACCAAC